TGTGCGCTGCAAGGTTTCACGTATCTTTTCTATGGTTTTCATAAAACACCCTCTTTTCCCCCTTAGTGTTACAATGTCGCGCGGCAAGAGGGCTAAACCGCGCGACATGTGCCCGTAGAGGGGTATATTAAGGAGCTATATCATCAAAGTAAGGGACCCAAACAGCTGTTGTGCCCACATACATTTTAATAAATCCTGTATTAGTTCCGGGATTTGCTGTTGTACTGTTAATGGTCATTACACCTGTTGATAGTGTACTGTTAACGACGTTAGTCAAAGCGTTTGTTGAAGCTTTCCCTGTGCCTTCATCACCATCAGCAAATAACGTACGTGTTATTACGTCTGTTGTAACGTCTACATCGCCTGCAACTTCTAAGGCATTTCCTGCGTCAGGAGCATTAATAGATACGGTACCCGTTGATTCTATGGTCATACGTGTTGAAAGTGCTGCAGCACTGTCGGGATGGGTTGCGAATGTAATATTTGACCCGATACGATTCGTGTCAATTGTTCCCGTATTGACAATTTTAATTGACCCTGAGCGGACATAACCCGTTCCATCATGACCATATCCGTCGAATTGCGCAAGCGTATCACCGCTTGTAATAGCGCCGCCCGATCTATTTTTATAAGAAATTAACGCATGTGCTGCTGCTGCTGCTTCTTCGTTGTATATTTTATGATGTCCGTAAGCAATTACCTCGCCTGCCGTTGAAGTAATATCGCCTGCCGTCTCTAGATATCCGCCTGCGGTCAGGTTGCCCGCTGTCGCGTCAATATCACCTGTTGTTGAAGTTATTCCGGTACCCGCTGTTATACTGCCCGATACCTGTGGACTTGCCTGGAAGGTAGGCGCGGAGCCTACCCCCGCGCCCTGTAAGAGCGTATTGGCCGCGCCTGTGGCCGTTCCGATTTGGTTTTTAGTCGCCATTATTCTCTCCTTATACTACTGTTGGATTACCTTTAACATTCACCACTACCCATTCTGTATCAGCTACAACACAAAGCAGTTCTATACAATCATATCGATCATTCGAACTAATAGTTCCACCTATGCCGGCCGTGGTCGAGGTCGCCGCGTCGAAATGTACCTGTTGACCTGCACCCTGTGTTATAGTCCAGCCGTTAGCGGCATAGCCTACAAGACGCAATGTTGTTCCTATAGCTGCTGTAGCCGGCAATGCTATCGATAACAATGCTGCCGGTTTATTATTCCAACTTGTCGCGTTATTGGTAAGTGTACCATCAGCGGTTACTTCAATAGATCCGACAGGCAACGTAGCATTAACTCCCAACTGTCCTGTTGTGGAATCTATTACAACAGCCTGCTGGTTAGAAACAGAACTTCCCGCGATACCCGCTATATAACAGGTATCCTGTTGACCGTTGCCTGTGCCTTGTGTACCTATACGTATAACATTATCTTCTCCGGCGGTACCGGTATTCATAAGGATAATATTGGACGATTCTGAGCCGTTATAATTGTCGCCCGTATTATAGCCCAACAATAAATTATACGCGCCGGTTTGCATGAGGGTTGCTATATTGGCCCCCAGAGCAGTATTATATCCAGAGACCGCGCCCGGGTTGTTGTTTATTAATGATCCTGATCCTACTGCTGTGCTATATGTTCCTTCTTCATCGCGCAGTGTTTCATATCCCACAGCGGTATTATAAGATCCTACATATACACCCCTAAAATCCGATCCTCCTCCTGCTCGTGTTCCTATAAGCGTGCACCCTATAGCCGGGCTTGCAAGATACGCGCCCGCCTCATGTCCTATACATACGCATTGATTGGTCGGCTCTGAAAATAACGCGCTATAGTTTCCTATACTTACTGTATATTGGCCGGACGTATTTGCGTCAAGTGCCTTAAATCCTATTCCTACGCAATTATTGCCTGAGGAAAAATTACCTCTGCCCAGATATATACTTTCATTAACGGTAAACAGATTTGCGTCTGTAGCTAGTGCAGAACTGGTTCCAAGCTTGATAACGCCTTCCGTTCCTGTCGCGTTAGCCTGTGGCATCTGTATATTATTCGCTCTTATAAGGCCTAAAGGCTCTTGGGTAACGGTTGCGACTATATTAGTAGCTGTATTAGAGAAAGTAGTGTTCTCATAATAAAGTGTCCCTGTTCCGATGGCAGGCTCGCCCGTTCCTACGGTAGAGTCGATGACCGTATTGCATATATACGCGTTTGCCGTCGCGCCTATATCGACAGTTGCAGCGCTAGTACTGTGCAGTGTTGAATTATACGCGTGCAATTCGGCAGTATCGGCCAAGGTGAAAGATACAGCCGCGGGGGTAGATACGTCGCAATCATAACAATATATTTTAGATGTACCTGTCGCGGCATTTCCGGTTGTATCGCTTATAGTTGAGGACCATACATAAGCTTCACCTGATCCGGAAAGGTTTAATCTGCCCAGTAATCGTGAATTGTAAAAGTTTAGTGTAGGCGCCGTGCTACTGATCTCACCGCTTGACGCGCATAGTGTACACCTTGTGAAATACACGGTTACTGTATCCGCTGCCTCTATATGTGTATCAAAAACAGAATCATACGCGGAGAATGTTGCCGTTCCGCCTGCTTGTATTCTGCACCCGATATGTGAGTTATAGATAGTGGTTGTTCCGTAGAAATAAGATCCCAGGGCTACACTGTTACCCACTTGAGAGTTTCGTATAGTTACGGTTGACGCTCCTGTATTATTATCTATAAGCTTGTTGTCCGTTGATATATCAAGGCAATCATATATACCAATTGGTCCCGTCGATGTAGGAAGATTGAAAGACAACCCACTATCTATGTTAAATATACAGTTTTCTACGTCTATGGCGCATGTGCCTGCTCCAGCTTCAACGAAAACGTCGCTTGCGGGTGTAGACTGCGCAAGTTTAATATCTTTAAATCTGACCTGTCCTGATGCGGGTATGGTATGTTCACCGTCTATAATCGTATCGTATTTATTTTCACCGACGATATTGATACCGTCAATCAAGGTGAGATCTTCCGTATAGGTTCCCGGACGTACGTAAATGGTCGTAGGTGATCCCATTGTTGAAGCCGCGGTAATTGCGTCTGCTATTGTTTGGTAGGGTGTACGACCTGCCGTTGCGTCTACTATAATTTCATTCGGGGTATATATTCCCGTTGAATCTACTATTCCAGCCATTATTATCTCCTTTAAACTACGTTAAATACACCGACAGAGGAAAGCACTTTCCACTCAGTATTATCAGTACAGCAGACAAGCTTAATACTATCGTATTGATGGGTCGCCGTTATAGTGCCACCTACTCCGATTGTGGTCGACTGGTTTTTGAAGAATATCTGTTGACCTGCGTTTTGAGCTATTTGGAACATGCCAACGGTATAACCGGTTATCTCCAGAACATCCCCGGCAACAGAAGTTACGGGTAGAGTGATAACGAGTAAGTTGCCCGGTACTGCATTTTTTACGATATAGCCGGTATTAACTGCCGCTGTCAATGAAGCTGTTGCTACAACCCATACGGTAAAGCCCCAGTTAGTAGAAAACAGTTTATGGTTATTGTCTATCCACACTACCTCTCTGTTTGGTGCTACGGCTCCGACGGTCGTCTGATAGATACCTGCCTGATAGTTATCTGATTGCTGTCCGTCACCTGCTCCGTCTGTACCTATACGTATACAATTATCTTCCAGCGCTACGCCCGCATTTCCAATAAGAATATTAGATGACTCTGTTGTGGTGCAGTTAGAGCCCGCCTGATATCCGATAGCGATATTATATGACCCTGCCTGTACGGGTAAACTTGAGGCTCCAAGCGTGCTGTTATACGACCCGGTTGTTATATGCGTCAATGTGTAGCTTCCCGCGCCTGTGTTGTTTTGGCCTGAAGTTACATCATGGAGAACTTCGTTTCCGAACCCGCTGTTATCAGTAGCATCACCTACGGTAAGGGCTACATAGCCGCATTCACGCCCGACAAACGTGTTTCGTGTACCCATTTTATGGATAAAGTTATCCGTATCGAATCTGATAACGCCCGCAAGACCCGTGTCTATTGTGTCCGGAAGATCTATAACGCCATGTGTGGTAAGGTTAGAAGCTTTAAGGTTAGATACATAGTGTACGGTCAGGGTGCCCGCGAACTGATCAGTATCTATAAAGGTGACTTCAGAGGCTTCAATTTCACCTGTTCCGTCAACCGCCGAACCTGCTATGCCTGTATCGATAATAACGTTCTCAAGGTAAACGATTTGGCTGCTGGTTGTTGTTAATACTGTTTCGTTGGCCGCCGACAATAAACGGGAGTGTGCTACGGTAAGCTGTACATCATCGCCTATTGTTATCGGATTGTTATGCGTAGAATCTTCTATACGTATAGCCGCCGTTGATGAGAATGTAAGCGGTGTGTTAACGATACTGCTTTTGACAAGGGTAACGCCTGACGCTGTACCGGTTGTTGTTCCCGCTCCTATAGTCGAACTTATAATATACAGAGAAGAACCACCAGTATTAGAAATAAGACTATTAGTAGTCGAAAGGTCAGTACGACAAGAGTCGATAACAAGGTCGCCAGTCCAATCAGGAAGATTAAAAATATAGCCATTGGTTAACGCAAATCCACAGTCTAAAAAGGTTATATCTGAAGAACCAGGGTTTGTTGTATCTTGGATGATATCCGTAGCAGAATAAAACCATATGTTACTGAATAATACGCTGCCCGTTGTAGGTGGTGTATGAAGACCTTGAATAATTACGTCACCTTCATCAGAACCCTTGAGATTAACTTGATCGTATAAAGTAAGGTCTTCTGTATATGTGCCCGGGGTTATGAAAATCGTTACGGGCGTATCCGCAGCGTCTATTGCTGCGTCTATAGCGCTTTGAACTGTCTGATAAAACCCATAGGGCGCAACGATATAAGTATAAGAGCCCATACCCTTTAATATATTTGCCATTATTTACCTCCTAATAAGCTGCCAATGCAAAGCCGGGATCATTATTTGTAATTACAAAACCGGTATTTGCGGCGCTACAGACTATTTTGAAGCTGTTTCGGTATATTGCGTTCGCGTTTAATCTAAGGCCATGCCCTACGCCTGCAACCGGTTCCACGTCACCCCATGTGATTTGTTGGCCGGCTCTTTGCGCAAAAGTAATACTGTTTGCCCCCAGACCTTCAGTTGATATTTCGATAACTGATCCCAGCGCTGCTGCCTCCGGCAATGTAAGAACCTTATTCCCCGCGGTATGCAAAACATAACCCGCGTTCGCTTCAAGGTTTATGGCATTATCGGGCGTCCGTGTATACGTTAAGCTATTATCTGCGTTTGTGTCGATACGCACCCATACAGGTGAGCCTGCAGTCACACCATTATTATAACTTACCAAAAGCCACGCTATATTTTGCGTTGGCCTTTTGTCTATCCATATTTGCCCAATATCATACCAATCTTGGTCCGTTGGTGCCCTATTTGCGACAATCGGCGGGTACTGCATATTTATTAACGGCTGGCTTTGTCCGTAGCCCGTTAATGTAGTTCTTCTTTTCATAGTAGTCCTTTATATATCCTATTTGCCCTTATTTCCTTTTTTCTTGTTTCCTTTGCAAGGCATAATATTCCTTTACGTTAGTTTGTAACCTGAAAACGTCGTTATATCTTTTATGAGGCCAAAAACATGGGTTAAGACGGATGACCCTATAACAACCCTGTATGTCGTACCCGCGTTAATATGTATAATGGGTGAGTGTGAAAGCGAGACACGCGCCGGGGTTCCGTAGTTTGTAATTCCTGCCGTTTCAGAATAGTTACTGCCGAAAACGGTGTAGTTCAATATTGTCCCGTCACTTCCTCTGTACGAAACCAAGAAACCATTTTGAATTAAGGTGTTCGTCCAAGCGGTTCCTGTTGATCGCGCGATTGATACATTTAAATTAAACTCATAATAGGCCGTCGCGGGCGCGGTAAAGCTACATTGTACAGCGTTGATTGTAGCAAAAGGGTCATAAGCGACCGTAAAGTTATGCAAATAATTTCTGTCTGCTGTTGCCGGTGTATATCCCAAAAACGCGCGATCGTCAGCTGCCAAATACGTATGAAACAAAAATGTTGTTCCGCCTCCACCACCTCCGCCTGTTGCTGTTATGGTTATATTATCCGGTGTTGTTGTATCAATATTTATGCCTGCTCCCGCTGTGAGGGTGTTCCATACGGGACGGGCCCCGGGTCTTCCTATAAGTATCTGTCCTTGCACTGTTGGCGAAAGAGTTTCGACCCTGTTACTTATAGCGTTCTTGATAAGCACGCCTGTATCAGTAACGCTCGCGCCTGCAATATTAAAATAGGTACAATTAACACGTGAGGCCTCTATGCCGCCGATAACATCAGGGGGGCCGACGACAGTAAGGGTGCCGATTATGGAGCAAGCCCCTACCGCTTCAAATGATCCCATTGTAGCATTGCCGGTCAGTGTCGGGTTGTTTGCTATGCCGATCCTGATTTCATTATTAGCCGGTCTGCTTGTCACGATCTGGTTAGCTGCTCCGCTTACACGTATCAATCTTGGCTGCGGACTCGCTGTTTGACCGTCGTCTGTTTGGAATTGAAGATTGGGTGCTCCATTAACGGCTAAATCAATACTATGCGAGCCGTTGGTTACCGTTATTGACCCGTCTGCCGAAAGTATATTAGCCCATTCAACCCTGTCAGCTGTTGAACCTATAAGTAACTGCCCGTCTGTACCTTTGTTTGATCTCATAGAAAGTGTAGTTGGATCAAGAGATACAAGTTGCACAACCCCTTCATCTAGATTACCATTCTTTCTAAGATGAACATTTCCCCCGGCTATTAGTGCTACATCATTAGGATTGTCTGGCATTAACACAGCGGAATCACTGTTTAATTGTATAGACGCGGTTATAATCCTCCCGTCAATATCTTGTAGACTTGTAATGTTGCCCGCGCATTCGATGCTGCCGCAATCTATCAGGCCGCCTGCTGTTATGCTGTCCGTTATTGTAATATCATCTGCCAATGAGAACGCTATTGTGTTCGCGGTTCCGGCGTCAGTTTCAATATTGGCATCACCATATATAAACACTCTGTTATTAATATCCGGTTGCGCGTCGTTTCCGTCATCAGCTCTGAAATTCGCGACTGTAGCCGTTGTTGATATCCGAAGATTGTTCGCCGCAATCCGGTCTACGACTATATTTGGACCGCCTGTTACGTTTACGTTTCCTGCACCATCAGCAACAACGGGATTGGCGTCATCTCCTGTTAGTGATATGATTCCCCCGCCGGGAATAGCAACGGGGATATAGCTAATTACTCCACTCATTCTATTCTCCCGTATAATACCGACATCGAGAAGAATCCAAGCGTTGGGAGATCAGTAAAGTAAGTCACGAACCATTGCGTATTTGCAGGGTAACAGAGAATACCCGATCCAGAGGTATTTGCCGAGTTTGCCGTGACATCGATAACCTTCGAAGACCTTGCGGCGATCGTAAGATGCGGATCTACACCATTATGCGAAACTGCAAGATGCACATCGGTAAGATTATCAAACCAGATCTGTATAGCGGGGTTGGAGACCTCATCCCCGATGCGTGTATACCCCAAGCCTATGTCATCGTAATCTAGGATTCTTAACGGCTCGAACAAAGCGCATACTGCTTTATACATGTTACGCCTCCCTCATCCAGGTATAAGCGGCGACCGCTAAAGCTCCAACCACTTCTTCCTGGTCATCAATGTCAGGTGTAAGTGTCAAGAATGTACCGAGCGGCAGAATATGGTAGTTCTCCACGCCCGTGTATCCGCCTTTTAGTTCAAGATTCTGATATGAAGGAATAAGGTCGTGGACATCGTCGTCTTCAATATCAAATGATATTTTTACGGATATTCTCGCGTTTGTATCGTTTATTATCCTTAAAAAACAAACAGGATATTCTAGCGCCTCTAATACTATAGATACTTCAGCGGGAGGATCATTCTCGCGATAATAATAAAACGGTATAAGCCTATTTGTTTTCTTCATCTGCTTGGGCCTTTTTCTCTAGAGATTCAGTATATTTTTTTACCATTGCGGTAATCTCCACAAGACACTCATGACAAGCAACATAGGCGTCGGTGAACGTAGCCCCTATAGGCATTTCAAAGCGAAACTCTTTCTCATTTACTGTTGTTACAAGTGTCATTGCTTCTTTTCTTTCCATCGCGCACCTCTTTGGTATAAAGTTAATACGTTACGGTGTTAGCCTGGCGCATAAAAACATAGACATACTAGATTTTCTGTAGTACTAAGATACGTAGGTGAATACGTACAATGAAAGGATTGATAATGAAACAACTTAAGGTGGAAATTCCGGACTTTTTACACAAGAAAATAAAAGAAGCTGCCCTGGCCAAGGATATGACCGTTAAACAGCTTCTTATTCAGACAATCGTAGCAATGCTTACAAAAGAAAAAATGATGGGTTAACTATTTTTTCTCCAGATAATCACTTAGATTTTTAAGGCTTCTTCCAAATAACCGGGCGTTATTGCTTCCTGCGGCCTTTAATGAATTAAGGTAAAACTTTCTTGCTGTAGGGCTTTTTAATGCATTAATCGCATTATATGCTGCCGCTGCTAACGGTAGACCCGCAGCTCCAGCTACAGCACTTCCTATTCCTAGAACAGGATGTCGTGTAATACCATAAAGCGAAAGAGCGCCGCTTCCTATTTTCATAGAAGAAGGAATTTTATCGAAAAGCTTTTGAAAGATGTCTTTTGTGGTCAGTGATTGCGCATAGGTTCTGTAAAGATCTCTGCCTTGTTTCAGGGTATCTATTGCTATTTTTTCTTTAGACCCTAAAGAGCCGAATTTATCCATTGTTTTTCCAAGCGCGTCATGAAGTTCTTTCCAATACTGCCGGGCTTCACTATTAAGCGTTGGGAAGACATTGCTTAGTGATTTAGATTCTTTAGCAAGAAAGGTAGGATTTTGAAGCTTTTCGGTATTCTTTATTATATTTTCAACAAATCCGATTATCTGTTTTTTGCCGGGACTTTGGCCGCCGCGTATTGCCTGTTCATATAAGTTTGTCGCTGCTTCTATATAATTTTCTATATCTACCTTTTTTGAGATATCGGCAAGGCTTGATTCGCCTTTATTCATTAATGACGCTGCAGTCCTTTCAAAATACTTTCGTGTTGGCAGTGCTGTCCCTAAAAGAACCCCTAAAGCGTCCGCTCCTTCTTGAACTCCTTCACCAAATCCAAGGGATTTTAGGCCATGTTTTGCAAGCTTCCCTATACCGGTCCCAATCACGAACTTCTTAGCGCTTGGAGAAGCTAAAGGAACAAGGGAATAAACACTTACAAGATCGCGCGCAAAGTCGTTAACCATATCTCCTATTCGTGTAGTAGGCATTCCTTTTCTTAGGAGTTCATTTAAGTCTTTTGGGGTTGGGAATTGGATTCCCGGATACTTGTCTACAATATCCTGGAAAAAGGGAGTATTCCACATGCCGAGCGTGGCCGCTTTTGTTAAGTATCCTGAGACCCCCATCAACGGCCTTATTATTCCTTCCTGTATAGATCCGGGAACTCCTAATAAACCGGTTACCGGCAAAGATAAGATACTTCCAACGTCGTTCGCTATGGGCCCTAGTGTTTCCTCTATATCCTGAAACGCGCGCCTTACTTCTGCTTTTTCTTCCGGTGTTGTAGGTGTTCCGGGTAATTTTCTCCCCAGCCATCTTTCAAGATAACTCCAAGATTCAGGACCTTTAACAAGTCCTTGAGGTTCGGGAGCCTGTTGTTGCGCAAGATCTTGAAACTCCTGTGTCATTGTTGTTGGTTCTGTTCCGGGCGAAGGCTCTACCTGTGTACCTCTTGTTTCCGGTGTTTGTGGTTGCGATGGCTGCTCACCCTGTGCACCCTGTAAAGCAGGAGGTACGCCGGGTACTTCTTGTTCTTGTGGTGATATTCCGGGGCCCGGCTTACCCAGATCGGTATTTGCTTGCTCTTCCGCATAGCGCTCAAGTTGTGGATTTCCCTTTGTGAGTTTTTCTATTTCATATTCTGAAACACGTTCCGCGAGATCTTGTGGGTATCGTTCTGTCTCGGGATTATAAAGGCCGCGCATATATTTATATGAATCGAATACATCCGTAGTTAACTCGTTCATTTCATTAACCATTGCCTTATGTGATTCAAATGGCATCAGGAACGAAGCTTTTCCCTTTTCAGCAAGATCTAAGCTTGCCTTTGTCTGTCTACCGGCAGCAGACGTAAATCGTTCGTATAACGGAATATATTCCCTTAAAAGACGAAGGTATTCACGCAACTTAGGATCTTGAGTAAACTGCTCCGGACTCGACCTTCCTCCTATAATTGTATCAAGAGCCGTACGTCCTATTCTTTCTGCGGCATTTGGCCATAGCTGTTCTATCTCAGGAAGCATTTCAGTGATTCTGTTTGAAAGTCTCCGTAGCCTTTTAGCATCACCAAATTCTTTTTGTCTTTCTTTGACGTATTCACGGACCGGCTTTTGTTTTTTCTCTTCTAATGCTTCAGCGGCTATATCTATTTTCTGTTGCCCCTGTTGTAGTCTTCTTTGTTCATTTATTGCTTCTTGCCGTTTTTGGTTTTCTGCCTGCATGTAATTAAGCAATGTAGGAATATCGCGAGGATCTACCTGAGACCAATTGATAGAATTTATATCTATGGGTTGTTGTTGGCCCTGTGGTACCTGTTGCATTGTCCCTTGCATCGGCATAGCCTCAGTTGCTCCTATTGGCATTTGCGCGGCTACCGGCATTTGCGGTGGCATTTGTTGACCTTCAGGCATAAGGCCCGCATATTCACGCGCCGTTGGTTGCCCTCCGACCATTTGCATTGCTCTGCCGAACGCCTGTCCCCTTTGCGCCTGTTCCTGCTGTTTGAGCCGGGACATCATTTCGGCCATTCTCATTTTACTCTGTTCTTGGGCCTGTGTTTCTATGAGCCTGTTAAGCATATCGCTCATTTTATCAAGGCCCGGGTAGCCCCTTTGGGGTAATATAATAGCCATACGACTCTCCTTTATTTAAATAATCCTCTAACGCCCGAAGCTGCCGCTTCTCCTATGGGCCCGCCTGCCAAGAGTCCGATAAGCTGCGAACCCAGGGTAAGCATTTTTGATCCTGCCGTCTCACGTGCCGGATCTACAACGGTTTCATATCGTGGTTGGAGACCCATTTGAGCACCTTGCATAAGTCTGTTCAGCATTCCTTCGTTGAACTGCTGTCTCATAGCGGCAAGGTTCTGTTCGAGACCCGCGCCTGCCTGTCCTACTACATGTTGAGCGCCGGATGAACCCATTCCGCCGAAGGTTTGAAGTCGTTCAAGTATTGACGGCAATGTCTTCTGCTGGAATCCTGTACGGGCCTGCTCTTCTATCGGGCTGAAGTCCATCAACTGCCGTGACCGTCCCAGATAGTCCTGTAGTAGTTGATCCATAGCAGACTGCTGGCCCATGGTGAACTGTGGAAGTTGAGTTATTTGCGAGGGTATAGTTCCAAACATCTGGTCGAACCATGATGTCTCTCCTGTTGAGAATGTACGGGGTTGCCCGAACTGTTCGGCAAACTGGCTTTGTCCGTATGACGCTTGTTGATTCGGCCTTTGGAGTCCACCTATTAACGCGGCAAGAAGCGGGCCAGCCATGCTTGCTGCTGCTGCCCTGCCCGGTGAAAATGTTTGTTGGTTTATAGTATCCATAGTACTCTTTCTTTTGTAAGATTGTCCTTCAAATAAGGAGTTTAGCAATGCCCGGTTATCCAGACAATGTAAGCTACGGCTTATTATTACCTACGACTATAGTCTACGATATTGAACGACAAGGGACCATTAACGTCAATAATCGTGAGTTTAAAGACTTTATGGTCCAGCTTCGTAACAGTGTTAACGCGATTAATCTAACGATGAACAAGAAAGTAAACGGCAATTGTAACTTGGGCGAGAAGCTTTCCGGCCGTTACTTTTTTCAGCGGATAGGGACAAGTGCCCAAACGACAACAGAACGTCCTGAATTCGCAAGAGTTTTATACTTACAGACGCCGGGGGGTTTGCCGCTAGGGGCTACGAATATAGCCCATAGTATAGACGCAACAATAGGACAGCTTACATTCACCCAGATTCAAGCCGTAGCGAATGATACGGTCGCCCTTAACTATTACCCCTTACCCTACTTCAATGGTCCGGCAGATTACATAAGTATTCGCGTTGACGGTACGAACGTTATTATTACCTCAAGTGCTGCCCGCGCGAATATTCGTGAGATCTACGTTGTCTTGGGTTACCTAAAGTACTAGAATGGCCATCCTCTGCCCTGTTGCCCTCTCATGCGCTGATATCTCTCTTCTATTTCCAGGGCTGATGAGTTTGTCTTAAAGCGTTTATAGGTTACCGCCAACATTCTAAACGCGTCTGCTCCGTGTGAACTGAGATCGTGTACGGGTTTCAGTTTAAAAACGCCTCTGGCGCTATCAAACTCCTGGTGATAATTCTCAAGATGACGGATAAGCTTAAGTGTCCGTTTCTCGTTAAAACGGCATAAAGGAAGCAGGGCCCGTACCGCCTCTATGCCGTCAATGATGGGTACCTTTGTAGCCTGCGTGAAACGAAGGCCTAACGACGAAGCTATCTCCATACGTGTCAGGCCCGACCCGAATTCATGCACAGCTATATCATGGGGTGCTATATGTCCTCCGTAGTAATATTCACGTGTAAGGACATGTTTGCAATAGTATTCAAGTGACTGTTTATTGTTTTCATAGTAATCAATTATATGGACAACATCGTTGACAAGCTGGAAGAACACGATACTTGTGCTGTCAGAATAGCCGAGGTCCCAAGCTGTATAGACCGGAAGGGTAGGAATATAATCAAAGTCTCCTATTTTGTTTTCAAGGTAGAGCTTATTAATAATCTGAGCGTAATAAGAACCTTCCGCGCCTGTATCGAAAGAAGTATACCATTCCTGTTGCACGAACTGTTCGGAAACGACCCCTTGCATTACCTGCTGATCTATGTCGGCTCTATCTACGTGACGTGTATCGTCAAGCGTAAGCTTTTGAAGAAACCAGTCTTTTGGATAATGGTGTGCGGTATTATAAAGATCGTAGAACGTATTTTTACCGAAAGGAGTGGATTGGAGGATACAGAATCCGTTATTAGCCTGGAGGATAGGTAACGTATATTTGAAACTGTTCGGATCTGAGCGTGAGAACTCCGAGAATACGATGCCTCTACAGTTGGTACCGACAAGAGCACGATCATACGAGTTAGATCCTATAAGCTGTATTATTGACCCTGTCGTAAGGGTTATGGACATTTCGGTATTATTTACCTTATAGATAAGTTCTTTCGGTATCATGCTTAAAAATGATACTTCATCATTACGTATCGCGTTCCATATGACTGTTTTACATTGCCGATAGGTAGGGAGACAATAGAAGTACATTCCCTTCCTTTTGAGAGCCTGTCTGATAATCAGAAACCAGGTCGTAATGTCTTTTCCGGCCCGTCGTGGCCATATAAGAATGGCTTTGCGGTACCCTTTGTTCTCGATAGCGTCGAATATTGCCCGTTGATAGTTACGCGGCTTATACGCGTTATCAAGACGTATAACGGACTCAGTCGTGAGCATCTTCCGCCCGTATCTCTTTGATAATTACCGTGTGTTTCTTTTCTTCTTCGTCATGCGATAGCTCTTTTGTAGCCTGTCTGAACTCTTGCGATATACAGTTTATGTACCACTTACTTATCGGACCGTCATATTTTCTTGTCAGAGCTCCTTGGAGAACCTTGGTCGCCATTATCTCTTTAGCTTCTTCGTACGCTTCTTTAAGATCGGGGTATTTTTTAAGCCACGTAAAGAATATGAACCGTGATATGCCTTCATCTGCTATGAGTCTTGATATATGTACCGACCCGTCCGATTCATGAGCGAAGAAGAGAATACGTTCACCCAGATCTTTAATATAGTCCTTGGTGAGTTCTTTACCCATCCCCAGTTCTCTTTTAAGCTTGAATTCCTCAAACGGTGTCAGCTTTCTTTTTTTTCTTAGCATCCAGTTCCTTTATTATCATTATTGTGCGTGGATTGTGAGAATATATTTTCCTGCTTGATTCCATTACTATTATTTTATCATTATGGTACAGAATACCGTTGCCGCAATTGTAAAACCACCTGCATAGGTTATCTATAACCGGCTTTGTTAAACAATAATCACCCTCTTTATGCTTGGAATATTTCCCTATCGGTATATAAAAGATCATCTCAGCAAAACAGGGCCCCGTAAAGAACCCTGTTATTTTATGTTCCGCTAAAGCTTTCTGCATATATATCTGCGTTGCTACTTTCTCGTGGACCTGTGTGTTGTAAAAGTGTTTATTCTCCAGGTTGATTCTACAACGGGCCTTTGCTATAGGATCGCCTTCTATTACTATCTTTATTGATTTCATACACCCTCATTTTTGCCCCATATACCTCTGAAGAACATACTGAATAACAACAACAAACAGAGGTATAACAATGGCGGCTACTCCGTTGATTACTTTCCACCTGTTAGCGCTTTCCAACTGTTCCCTATCTTTGAGTTTCTCTTCAAGTAAAGAGTTCATAAGCCAAAGGATGACCACACGGTTACGTTCCGACAGTGTGAGAGATTCAGGATTACATTCAGACAAAAGTTTTATAGCATACCCTTGTGATTCTCTTGTTTGTTGGGCAAGTTCGTTTCTGAGTTGATTACGTTCGTTTGAGCAGTTTATTTTACAAAGGAGTGGTGGAATGTGTGGTCTATGGTCAGGTTCGTTGAGTCTTTTAACGAGAATCTTTTCAAGATAAGGATTATTGCCATAGGAAAGGTTAACCGCTTTTGTCGCTATATAAGTGTTATCCATTGCGTTTATACAGAGTGGTATACATATAATACTATAAGGTTTCATAACTACCCTCCCTATTTAACTGCATACGGGAGTTAGCCTATAGTTTTTTTAAAAAAAGAGAAGACCCGGGACAGCTACTACAACAAACCCGGATCATCGCCATGTCATTAGAGAAACGAAGGGTCATGCTATGACCCTTCCGCAGAGTTGCATAGAATCTCTCTAACTATACAACAAAAACAGTATATCTTATTTAAGGGTATTAAGTAAGCCCGGTTTGGGAGGTTAACCCTTGCGGGCTTATGATGTTACCTATTTTAAAAGAGGCCCCAAAAAGGTATTAAAAAATCGGGACCTCTCTGCATTTTTACCGATTTGGGTCGGTAGTTGGATAAGACAAGCTTAACATAAAAAACCGGTTAGGGAAGGAGAAATAAAGTGAAAGGATGTTTATGACAATAGCCGATGCGTTTTGTGGAATAGGCGGGTTTTCTCTCGCTTTTAATGGGTTGGGCGCCAAAACCATATGGGCATGTGAGATTGACAAGGACGCCCGTGCAACATATAAAAATAATTTTCCGGATATCCATGGCTTTGATCACGATATACAGGCGGTAAACCCTTGCGACATACCCGACTTTGATATACTTACGGCGGGCTTTCCCTGCCAACCGTTTAGTATTATCGGAGAAAGGAAAGGGCTACAGGATAAACGCGGGACTCTTTTTTATTCTCTTGTTGATATTCTCAAGGTAAAACGGCCGGCCGCGTATCTCTTCGAGAACGTAGCGGGGCTATTGAATCATGACGGCGGTGCTACACTTGACACAATCAAAAAATCTATCGAAAACATAGGCTATAGCTGTTTTTATAAGGTTATTCGTGCATGTGACGTTGGTATTCCGTACCGCTTGCCGACTTTTAGGCCCCGCTTATATATTGTCGGATACAAAAACAGAGATAATGTGTTTAAGTTTCCTGAAACTGACACGCCATTGCTTAGCCTTTCTGATATTTTGGGCGGCGTATGTGAAAGAAAAATAGGATATACATTGCGCGTGAGCGGCCGCGGGTCCGGATATAATTCACGTTTCAATTGGGATAGTTATAATGTGGATGGGAAAATAATACGGCTAACTGTAGACCAAGCCAAAAAGCTTATGGGGTATCCTGATGATTTTATACTGCCATCTGAATCAAAAGCTTTTAAACAGTTGGGTAATAGCGTTGCGGTTAACACGGTAGCAGCTATAGGCGAAAGTATAATCGGGTATTTAAATACGTAGCGCGCGGACCAAACCACAAAAACCGAAAGGGAAAATCCGCGCGCATTCTCTTCACTCTTGTTGTTTACCGGACAAGAGTAAGAATTTTATTTACAATCCTTCGTTTTTTGAGCAGTCTATAAGAAATTTAATAAAAAAAAATACACCAACCACATCAAAAACCGAAAGGAATGAAGATAGAAATGAAACTTAAGAAAATTTCAATCCTATCAAGGAGTCTTAAAATGCACAACAACATTTCAAGGAGTCTTTAATGTACCACAATGAAAATAACTTGCAAGAAAAATTTAAAACTAATTTAAATGAAGGTAATAAAACTTCTGCTAATAGGCAATTAAAACCTTCTCGTCTCAACGACCCCAACAACTCTTTTAATGCTGATAATAAGGGTTCCGAGAACCTCCCGGTATATACGCCTGAAGAATTACAGGAGATATTTGAGGAGCATTTTCCACCGTATATGCTTGCAAGTATAAACGTTGTATTTGATTATACGAGACGGTTCCCGATGGCAACCCCATCACATAGAACTATAGCGAAGCTTGCAAAGTGTTCTGTCCGTACGGTAGCTAAAGCTATAGCCTTGGCTAAGGAATTGGGTATTATACGAGTGAAACACAGATTTAACCTGTCGAATGTTTATTTTGTCCCCAAGTATATCTTTGGTGAAGAATATGTAGAGAAATTGGCCCGCTATCTTCCGGGGTTACGGTCCGCCTTGTGTTTAGCTTTATTACTTTCCGGTTTGGGGTTAAATAAGTCTGTTAAGGCTACCGAGTTTAAATTACCATCTGAGAAGTTAGTAATGGAAAAAAGGCATGAGAATAACACCAATAGTAATGTAGAAAAATATAAAAATTCATTTTTTGGGTCTCCAAAAAGTGCTCCAGTGGATAAGTGCAATCTAATATTTAATAATAAGGAAGATAATTTATTATCTCCTAACGTAGGGAAGTTACTACGGTGTGAAAATGGTGTCGGTTTACAACAGCGTAAAACTTTGTTGGGTGACGGGAGTCCGAATCGGGCTAACGCCGGTCATAAAATCTTGGACAGTAAGAGAGACTATTGGTTTTTGAGTGATCACGGTAGGTACTTGGTCCATCAGATGGCTATGACACCTGCTCAGGCTGTCCGGTTGGTTTACTATCCGGAAGAGGTTCTTCGCGAATGTTTTGAGGCTTACGTTTATGCTGCTTGTAGAAACAAAAGCCCGATACGGAATAGGGTTAAGTATATTCAGGGGATTTTGAACAACGCTCGAGAGAAACACGGGATTAAGATAGAGCCGTTTATTACGGGTATGCTTATATCGGGTTATAGTGTTGACAGTTCGATAACCAAGCTTACGTATGCTCAAGCCGTACACTTACAACAGCAAACCGCCTATATCGGAGAGAATTACAGAGAATCCCTAAAACGGGAAAGAGCTCAAGCTAGGGAAGTTCGCAAGAGCGACGTGTCTGATGAGGCTCTTCGGTTGGAGAAAGAACGCATACAACGATTACGTTCAAACCCGTACAGTGTCTATTACACAGGTCCTAGGGTTGATACACAAAGCAAAGTTTGTAAGGTACTTACAGATTCTCAAGCTCTTTCTTCAATGCCATGTAAGAAACGAACCCCCCAGCCCCCCGCCGAATCCATAAGTTTGGCTGAATATACCAAGAGGATCAGACAATTTGTTACGTTTCTGGAGCTTGTGCCGCTTTCAGAGCAGGAAAAGAAGGACGCTTTAGCTAAAAAGAAGCATGAAGAGGCCTCAAAACTTTCACACGAAGACAGGAAGCACGCAGAACTATGACGCTGAAGCAAAAAGAGATCATACGGGAATCTGCTTATATGGCCCAAGCTAAAAATAACGCTAAATGGCTCAGATTTCCGCGCTGTATCAATCAAATCAAGTCTCTCAATCTTACCCTTGTAGGAAAAATAATTCTTCTGGCTTTTGACGATGCTTCAATATCGCTACAAAATTCAACTCAGATGGAAGATTTTTGTCGCAAGTGTTGTTTATCACTGAAAAGGAGAAACGTTGAGCCTGATTGGAATTTCGTAGCTGAAATAGCATATCTGTCCGGCTGTGATATGTCGCAACCCCAAACTATCCCTAATAGGTTTATTGACGAATTCCCCTGCTAATATTTATATAAAACAGTTGATGCAATTACGTACTTTTGTTATACTTATCTTACTAAGTTAGCGGTCTAATCGATTAATACAAGGGGGATCTATGAAAAAAAATAAAATCAGTCGTTTTCAGGGACAGGAATATATTACTCTCGGAGAGGAGAAAAAGGGCGTCCCTCTTTGTGACTTTTTTAGAAAGGGGAGTCTTATCGCGATAAACTTAACGCACGCGACTGCTTCCTTATTCTTAAATTTTGAAGATGTTTTTTTGTTCGGCAAGATGGATGACAATGAGCTTGTCGCAACCTTTGGGAAAGGGCGCGCGAAATGCGTTGAAACGGGTGAGACGACTGTTATTGGTTTCTCGTTTGACAGCAAACAAGAGCGTGAGGTTGAAAAACATGCCGATTATATTGTGCATGGGCAAAAAACTTCATCCGGAGGGTTGGAGTTTATAGTTCATGATGTTAAAAATGGCGGTTTACAGTTGGGCGCGTATCCGAAAGAATCTACGCCCTTTGATGATGTAAGCCTTGAGGAGTTACCCTCGGTTTTGACACTCGCTTTCTCTATGAAAAGGATGCACGAGGAAAATCCGGAGGCGGCAGAGGCTTTTGTGAAAAAACTGAACGCTAACGCTGAAAAATTAGGAGCCAAACAAGAACAAAAAAAGGAAAACCATGAGAGAGATTAAAAAAGGATATCGAAGAGTACAATTCATACTGAAAGGCGAGTGTGTGAAGGAGTTAAAACGTATGGCGCTCGAGGAAGGTGAGACGTTGCAGAGTCTTATTGAAACCGCTATTCTTCAGGCTTATTTTGAGGATGATCGGCCGGAGGATGAAGATGATAGGCCGGAGTATGAAGAGGACCCGGATTTTCTTATGGAGGAAGACGAAGCGGAAGCTCTTGAGGAATCTCTTGAACGTGAATATCGTGAAATTGAACGTGAATATCGTGAAATTGAACGTGAATGTCGTGAACTTGAACGTGAATAGCGTGAACTTGACAGAAAACCGGGAGGGCGTAATGACTTCATGTGATGGTAAAGAAAGCAATACTATATGATGACACTATCGTTGGATATTATTGATGTAAACGGCTTGGTTGTTGTTGATTTTTACGAGGATCTCACTATTGCATGTTCTGACTTTGATGTAGTTTGTACCATGAAAGACGTGGATATACATATTTTAGAAAATACACTTAAAACTTTTTCTTCCGGCGCGATCTCTCTTGGTTTTATCATCGTCATTGCTTTTCCTTTTGAGGATAAGTACGACTCTATCATAAAAAAATATGCCGATTATATCATAGAGAAACAGTGTTCGTTGCCCGATGAATCAAGATATACAGTGTATGACGTGAAAAATAAAACAACAGCATTAATAACGGAAGTAGTGAGAAATGGATGATAAAAAAAACAGATTGGATGATAAAGAGACTGTGAGTAAAAAAGCCGAGGAGCTTGTGAAAAAGCTTTATGACCCCAAGAATGAACGAATTTCTACCGGGTTCCCGTCGCTTGATCGTGCTCTTAATGGGGGGGTTCCTTGTGTCGGCACATTAATCGTTTTAACAGTAGATCCTAAATGTTTTGTTGAAGAAGTATTTGTGGCACAGTTAGCTGATCAGTTGGCTGGTAACGACATGTTTGTATGGATTTCGTCGTCAGTGCTGACGCCGGATGAAATCGTTAAGATAAGTGAACTAAGGTTAAGCCGCGAATGGTTTGAACGATATAACATAGACAGTTTTATACAACGTGACAAAACTCCTACATACGAGGAGCGATTAGATATTGGTGTATCGCAGTATAAGTGTTTTTGTGACAATGTTTTGATTAATGGCTGTAGTTCGTCAGTATGCATAATGGAAGATCTTTTTTTTCAGGCGCTTGAATTAAAATTAAGAGCTGCAAAGCAGGGTAAAAGGCTTTTTATTATTATAGATCCGCTTCAAACTCTCAGAAAGCGTGACGGCGATTCGTACGACAAGGACCCGGATGAAATAATGTACGAACATCTTATAATGATTCGCGACTTTGCCGTTCGTCACAATATATCTATATTTGTCATCAACACTGATCCGCGGGATAGGATCGAGATGATTAGCGATGTACATTTTACATTAAATTTAAAAGGGTGTTACAACGGAAAGAGTTACATTTTTAAAGACTCGGAATTTTGTATTACGAAACCTGTTTATTTTGAAGATTTTTGAAAAAGATATTGAATAAATTTAAAACACGCCCCCATTCTAAAAAATAGCAGTACGAAGGTAAAACAATATAACTACGCGTAAGAGGGTGATTTAATGAATGCAGAAAAAGGAGCTGTTAAAGCTGTTTCACTTTTTTCAGGATGCGGGGGTTTTGATTTAGGTCTTAGAGGCGGTTTTACATTATGGAACTGGAAACATCTCCAAATGCTTGATGTTGATATTATATTTGCTAATGACAATAACAAAGACGCGTGTTTAACATATGAAAACAATATAGGGCCTATTATACACGGTGATATAGAGAACATTTTTTACAAGCTACCTGATTCTGCTGATCTCCTCTTTGGTGGTTTTCCGTGTCAAGACTTCTCAATCGCTGGAAAAAGAAGAGGAACAGAGACGGAAAGGGGCCGCCTTTTTTTGTATATGGTTAAAGCTATAAGGTGTATTAGGCCTTTAATGTTTGTCGCGGAGAATGTCCCCGGCCTACTGAACCATGATAAAGGTGAAACGTTTAAAGTGATAATAAATGAGTTCAAGGGCTCAAGCCGTACCGGCTCTTATGATGTTAAATATATGATCCTAAATGCTGCAAGTTACGGCGTAGCACAAAATAGAGAGAGGGTTTTTATAGTTGGAGTCAGGAATGATATTGAAGGATTAACCCGTTTATTAGACCCCTATATATCCTCGCTGCTTTTAAAATCATTGCGCCGCGTAAGTGTATATGATGCTTTGCACGACCTTGAAGATTTACCTGAAGATAAAAACTTTAATCATGTATGGTCGAAGGTTAAAAGAGATCCTAAACGTGACAGAACATTAAAACCGGATAATGTTGCCCCGACAATACGCGCCGAACATCACGGCAATATAGAGTTTCACTACAACAATAAAAGAAGATTATCAGTTAGAGAGGTCGCCCGTCTTCAGTCTTTTCCTGATACATTTATCTTTAAAGGATCTATGTCGTCATGCTATCGACAAATAGGCAATGCCGTACCCCCGGTACTGGCCTGGCATGTCGGTCTTTTGGTGTCAGGATTCTTTAATGCTTATTTCAATTCCCCTCTTTATAATGAAAAGACTGATTAGCAGGCCTTATCAATAAATTTAAAATATTTTATATATTTTTGTTGACATACATATGTACATGTAATATTATATATATGTGTACAAAGTAACAAAATATAAATGAAAGGCAAAGACATGGCAAACGTAAATACAAAAACCCCAAAAGATATTTCCATCTTGTTGGACCAAATGCCAAAAGAAGAAATTGTCTTCTTGAATCACAGGGGCAAAGATGCCCTGGCGCAAGACCTACTTAAGCAAGAGCTTGGCGACAAGGCTATTTTTGTTTCGGTTGATCTTGAAGCTTTTACGACGGTTCGAGACGGGTTTGAACTCTCTTGCGGCATTATGAACACAATTGAATCCGAAGTTAAGGTTGGGAGCGGTCTTTTCAGCTCAGACAATGAAAGAAAAAAGATAATAGTTATCAGTGGAATTAATTTAATAGATGATAAACGTACCCGTACGCTTGTTATGCTTAACCTGAGAATATTCCTTATGTATCACAATCTTACGGCTATTATTCTCTGTGATTATTGTGATTTGTATGATTATAACATTGGACGTGATTATCAAATACAAGGCAATCCTATCCCTGTGTATAAATTAAGGTTCGAACCGGAGCCTCTCCACAAAGATATGGAGCCTTCTGTTTCTATTGTATGTCCTAATGGTGAAGAAATTGAATTCTGTAACGTGTGGTAAGATTATGGATGGTGGGCATATTTTCCTTATGATTATCCTTATCTATTTCATATTGAAGATAGGTTTAAGGTAGCGGTAAGAAAGTTGAATTTAATTATAGAGGGCGGATTATGGGATTTTTACATGTGTTTTTGATTGCTGCTTTTGTTCATTGGCTATTAAGCGATAGGAAGAAAAATGAATATTCGTATGAGGATTGACCTTATCGCGGCATATATGTGTATAGCCGGTATAATTATGCCGTTAGCGCTGTTATGTAATACACCCCGGGCCTACGCCTTGGGGTTTCTTCTGGCCCTTTTTGCGGCCCTTTTGTGGACGCCATGGTATAAGGGTTACACTCGAATGGAAAACGAAATACTTTAAAGGAAAGGCATTATGAAAGAAATACGTATAACGCATGGCCTCAAAGAGGAGCTTTATAGAAAATTAAAATACATGGCAATAGAAGAGGAAACAACGCTGAGGGCTCTGATCGATGAGGCTCTTGATGCCGTCTACATGCAGGACAACCGCAAGTATATAGTCCGTAAAAGTCCAAAAAACCCCTAGGCGTTTGACTTTAAAATAAACGGTTCTAATCTCAATATAAAACACTGCTTTATATGTGCGACCCTCACATATAGCCCCCGTGAGTAAGGTACTCCCCTTTCACACGGGGGCAGTAATATAATAAACACAAAGGCTTATCTGTTTAAAACTCGCCAATTAATACCGATTTGTCAACAAAAACCCTGTATTTCTTATACTTTTTTGTGTATTCTGAGTTAGTATGACTTTGTCGTTCAACCTTTACGCCTATTGGTTGCTACACGATTAAGTTTAACCCTGGGAAATGGACCTCTACAGGGTGTTTTTAATAAGTGTAGTGCCGAACAAGTTGGTTGGCAACAGACAAGTAACAGGCGGCCTCAACTGGCCGCTCTTTTTTGTAAAAATATATATAAAAAACTTGTACAAAATCTCATTTGTGCTATACTTATTAATGTAAAGACAAAGATGTATTAAAGCGAAAGGCGAAACATGTCATTTACTTATAGATCTGAAACAATCAGTGAGATATCCAAGGCTCTTATAGAGGCGCAGAAATATCTTAACGCAAACCCTATTTCCAAGAATAAAAAAGGCTTACGTAATACATACGCTTCATATGAAGAGATAGCTTCACATTGCCAGGAAGCTGCTCTCTCTTGTGACATATGTATGACACAGAGTTTTGTTATAAAAGATGATAGCGTTTATATGTGTCTTATGTTGATACATAAAAGCGGAGAATTTTTATGTTCTTATGATTATCTTTATCCTGTGATGCTTAGCCCATTAGGCCTTAAGACGCAAAACGACGAGCAACAGGCAAAGGGTTCTATTAAGACATATGTAGGCCGTTACCAGCTCAAGCATATGTTTTGTTTGGCTATAGAGGAGGATGATATTGATGACGGTAAGCAGAGGTATATGCAACAACGCCCTGCCGCGCCTCAGAAAGTGTATATAAATAAAGAACAGAGAGAGAAGATTAAGGCCCTTCTGGAAAACCTTAAAAATCCGCGTGATGCTATCAGTTCTATTATAAATTTGTACTCTATTAATAAGCTGGAAGAGATTGAGGCAAGGAACTTTGAAACTATATGTCACCTCTTATTGAGGTTTGCAAAAGAGGAAGACGATGGAAAATAAAGAATCATTTATTTCCTTTTTTGAGGATATGCAAAAGCTTGTGCGCCAAGAGGCGCAAGCTCTCCATATTACCGAAAAAAAACAAAAAAAGGCTACACGATCAGAATCTATTGATAAATTGGCGGCGGCTCTCTCAGCCGCCCGTAAAGAGTTTAAGCCTCTTATGTTTAACCGTATGAATCTTGGCATTCTCGCGCCTTATGTTGACTTGAGGGCTATTTATGACGCAACGGCTGATGCTTTAGCCGCTCAGGAGATAGCAGTTGTGCAAAAGACGCTTGAGGAAGACGGTAAAATATATCTCGTTTCTGAACTTATCCATTCATCAGATCAATGGCAGAAGGCTTATACGGCTTTATCTGTACCCGACAGTGATATAAAGACGTATCTGAGTATTCTCAACGAGCATAAAAAACAGCATCTTATGGATCTTTTAGGTATAGCTCCTCAAGGATATGATTATGATGATGACGGTGAGCAGCTTGAGCAGTTGCGGCGCAAAGAGGTCAAGAAGGGTACCTCAAAAGAGTATAATTATGCCGACAAAAGGCGTGATGTTTGTGAATGTATCAATGAACAGCAGCTTGCCGAACTGTCTTATCTTCTCAATAGTGACGATATAGTCGACATATATGACGAAATATTAAAGATGTATGGCATTAGCCGCCTTGAAGAACTACCCGTTTCCAAATACAGGACTGTATTCAATCGAATAACCGAGATAAAAGCAGCCCGTAGAAAACTCTAGATCTTTGTCGCATGCGTCTCATGTCGCATGCCTTTCGCCTCCGTGCTCACACACACGGAGGTTATTTCCTTTTCTTACCTTTTTGCATATTCTGCACAAACCTGCTTTTAAGCCGCTCTTTTTTTGTTTTGGCCTGCTTTTTAAGTCGTGAGATGGGTATACCCTTATGGGTTTGTCTCGATCGCTTTAGTCTTGATTTGTTTTTTACCGCCATAGCAATCCTTTCATTAAACTGTTTTGTACCATACTAACAAGTATTTACATGTTGATTATTTTTTTTTGTAGACTACCAACAGTTTAAAACATGGAGACGGGAATGTTATACGATAAGAGTGTATTGCGATCGGCTACAGGCAAAGACAGAGAGATTATAGAGCGTATTAATGACTTCCACGCTTATGCTTTGTCGCCTTACCAGATCTTTTGTAATGAAGCGCAAGTAGATTCTATGTTTCTTGCCGGTTCTCAAGAGTTCTATAACAATCTTTACGGTCCTCTTTTTAAGGAGCGGTGCGAAGGGTTCTATTTCAACAGAATTCGCCCGATAGTTAACGGAATATCCGGACGTCAGAGGCAACAACGTAAGACGTCAATCGTTGTACCACGTGAGAATGCTGACCAGAAAACAGCAGATCAACTTTCAAAGGTTCTTATGTGGGTAATGGAAAATGACAATATGCTCTATACTGTTTCTGAAGCGTTCTACGGTGCTATAACTACCGGTATAAACATGCTCTATCTCTGGATAGATTACCGTACCGATCCGCTTTCAGGTGATATACGGGTAACCAACTGTCCTTATAACAGCTTTTTGATAGATCCGAACTTTACCCGTCAGGACCTTTCCGATTGTAACGGAATATTGCGGAGATCGTTCTTGCCACAAAGAGAGATCTGCAGTCTCTTGCCGGAATATACCGACATAATTCTTTCATTACATCCATCTAACACAGAGCCGCAATACCTTCTTAATAATAGTATGATGCTCAGATCACATAATCTTATGTCGTATGACGAGTTTTGGTTTAGAGATTACAGGACACAGACTCTCTTGCTTGATAACCGCACGGGTGACATATATGAATGGAAAGGTACGGATATAGATCTTGAAATATTCCTTTACAACTTCCCCGATATAGAGAAATTTAATAATGAGATTCCTACGGTATCATCCGCAATTATTGTGGAGGGTACCGTTATATGCTCAGGAAACTTTATAGGGCTGGACTCATATCCTTTTATTCCTGTTGTAGGATATTACCAGCCCGAACTTGAAAACTTTAATGTACGTATCCAAGGCGTAGTGCGTGGAATGCGTGATGCCCAATATATCTACAACAGAAGGCTTATCCTTGAGTCACAAAACCTTGAGGCTACCGTTTCATCAGGCTGGATATATAAAGAGGGTGCTGTTGTTAACCCCGACGATCTCTATCGTACCGGTACAGGACGATCAATAGCGATTAAGGACGGATTTGCCTTAAATGATGCTCTTGCCGCTATACAACAGCAGGTAATTCCTCCTACTACCCAACAGCTCCGTCAGTCATATGCTGATGAGATACTCCGTGATTCAGGTTATAACGAAGATATGCTTGGAGCGGGCGAAGATGAAACAGCCGCGGGCGTGCTTGTTATGTTACGCCAACGTGCCGGGCTTGTTACCTTTGAGAAGTTATTTGATCAACTCGATCTTTCTCAAAAGATCTTGAGTAATAAAATTCTTTCTCTTATCCAGAACCAGTTCATGCCGGCCAAGATCCGGAAGATATTAGCCGACGATGATGAGCTGAGTCCGTCGTTTCATAATAGGCTGTTTGGCGTCTATGACTGTGTTGTTGAAGAGGGCTATTACACCTCTACGCAGAAACAGGTACAGTTTGCCCAGCTTATGGAGTTACGCAAGCTTGGCGTCCAGATCCCCGATGATGTTCTTGTGCAGGCGGCTACTATACAGAATAAAGACGATATTGTGAAAGCTATGACCGCCCAGCAACAGCAGGCCATGCAGCTCCAGCAACAGGAAGCACAGATGAGAATGAAAGAGCTTGAAGCCGAAATAGATGTTCTCAAGTCTAAGGCTCAATCTGATAAAGCTCTTGCCGCTGAACGCATGTCATCTATAGATGAAAACAAAATGAGTGCTATAGAACGTATTGCCGAGGCTGAAAAAGATCAACAGACGGCAAAATTGACGCATGCCAAGATGATTAAAGAACTTAAGGAGATGGACATTACCAAACTTGAAAAATTATTGTCGTTGTCACGAATGTTAAAAGGTGAAATAGATGAAGAATACAAAGAATCTTCTGGTAGAGTGCAAGCGGATACGGCCCCTTCAATGGGTTCCCAGGGACAATTCTCCGGAGAGTATGGCGTATGAGTTTTCTAAAAAGGCGATGGGATACAGAGGAATGTACGAAATTAAAGTAGATGAAACCCCTAAAGGTAAAGGAAAATAATGGAAAATAAAAAAGCTTTCGGCCTTGCCGCGGATGCTTCTGCTCCTTCTTTGATGCCGCAGGAAAACAAGACTGTTATCTTGGATGAGACAAACTTCGGTATGCCTAAGGTGTATGGTGATACCTATCAGGATGTTGCCAAACAGATCAACATGGGTATCGAAAAGACACGCAAAGGGTTGAAGAAATAATGCCAATCAACAAGCGGGATAAAAAGGCGGAGGATATTGTCAAAGATATCCTCCCGCTTCCTCCTCCTTTGAGGCCCAAGAAAACAAGAAAACAAAAAAGAATAGATGAGGCTATCTATAATAAAAAGGGCGGCTTATGGAGACCGACATAACTCAAAAGTCGTTAGATGCTTCCAAAGATACAAGTACCTATCAGGTGCGTGAACTGTCCGAAGAGATGGTCAAAAGACATAATGAGGCGGTTGTTCGTGCCGCTCAAACAGGGTCAAAGATATTGAAAGGAGATTTCTGGATAGAGATCCAACATTTTAGGGATAATCATGTGCAGTCAGGAATCAGAAATAAGCCTGTGGTATGTGCTGTTTGTCCTGTGCCTACAATTAACCATTCTGTATATCGTTATAACCATCTTTTAGATTCTGTAGTGCATTTATGGACTGTACCCGGCCTGGATTCAATTGATTTTATCAAGAGTCAAACGGATATACCACCCGAATACAGAGCGTTAGCCCAACAGGTTCACGCGTATCTTAACAAGTCTCTTGATCGGATATGTATGGAGCAAAATAAGGACGTCAGAAAAGATAATGTAGAATATATTTTAAAAAACAGAGGGATGAAGATAGATGGTAGAAGAGACACTGCAAGAGGCTCTTGCTAATGAGACGGTAGAGCAGGAAACTCAAGAGGTTCAAAAAGAGGTTGAACAGACTCCGCAAGAGCCTGAAGAGAGTATACAGGCCAAGAACTTCAGAGAGCTGCGTGAACAGGCTAAAGAGTATAAGCGTGCCGCTTTAGCACAAGAACGTGCTGTTTTAGCTCAACAACAGGAAATTGAACGTATCAAGAAACAGCTTGAAGAATCTCAAAAGGCAAAAGAGTATGATTATTCTGATGATGAGCTTGTGGAGCGTAAGCATCTTAAGAAAACACAAAAAGAAATAGATGACAAGCTTTCCCGTTATGAACAGAAGCTTGTTGAACAGGAACAGCAGCTTAATGAACAGTATGTATTAGCCAAATGTCCGGACTTTTATGCTGTTGTCACTGATGATACGATTAAGAAGCTTCGAGAAAAGCACCCGGAACTTGCCGCGGCTGCAAATTCCGCAGGTTCGACACGGGCCTGTGCTCTTTCCGCTTATAAGCTTATTAAGAAGTTTGTTCTTGATGACGTTGATAAAGAGTACGAGAAGAAAAAAATACTTGAGAACAGCAAGAAGCCTAAGCCTGTACAGCAAACCCCACTTGCTCACGCGCATTCATTCGAAAAGCGTATGACGGAAAAAGAAAGAGCTGAATTCTATAGCCAGATGGTTGATTTCTCCAAAAAGGCGTAAATATAAAAAGGAGAGTTGTAATGCTAAAAAAAACTTTTCTATACTTTTAAAGACGTATAAAGGGAATTCGTCACCCCTACGATGTATATGCAGCTCATCACTGCGGCGTAATTGTGAGCCTCGCACACTCGTGTAATAATTTTTCTTTATTTTTAAGGAAAATAATGGCTTTGACTACAACAACAAACTTTGCCCCCGCTATACAAGCCACGTATGATAATATTCTTCTTTCTACTCCTACAAGGAAGTATATTTATAGCGCGTGCGCTGATCGGCGAACAATGCCGGCGCGTGGTGGCAATATTATAAGATTCCAGCGTATCAACAGACTTGCCGCTGCTAAGGTGCCTCTTGGTAATACCGGCGCGACCCCTCCATCAACTAACGTGACAAGCGTATACGTAAATGCAAAGGTGGATTTTTACGGGTCATGGATCGGTATTAATGAGCAGGTCGTCTTGCAAAATCAATGTCCTGTGTTGACTGCTTTCGCTATTCAGTTAGGTATCCAATACAAACAAACAGAAGATGAACTCATTCGTGACATGCTTTCAGCTTCTGCCGGCGCAATCAACTGTACTGCAGGATTTAATGGTGACGTACCTACCGAAATTACCGGATCTGATATTTTTGGCGTGACAACCCAATTGCAATCTGAAGATGCTATACCGCTTTCAGAGATGCGTGAGGGTGCTATGAAATTCGGAACAGCTCCAACTTTCGACGCGTATTTTGCTTTCTGTCATACCGATCTTATTGGTGATCTGCATAATATCAACGGATTCCGTAATAAAGCTGAATACCCCAACCAGGAAAACGTTCTCCCTGCCGAAATCGGAACATACGGATATGCCCGTTTCTTAGGAAGTTCAGGAGGTTCAACAACCCCCGTAGGATCGTTTAACGGCGCAACGGTATATAATGTTATCTTTTCCGGTGTTGAAGGATACGGAATAGTTGACCAAGAAGGATATCCGCCACAATTTATTTATAATTCACCGGTATACGCGGGTGGTCCACTAAGGCAGAATAGTACAGCTGCTTGGAAAGCCGCGTTTACTACCCGTATCTTGAATGATGCGTGGGTCGTCAACCTCCGTTGCACAAGGAGCAGATAATGAATACTATTTTAACACAAGGTAGCTTCACGTCTGACGGTCTTTCCCGTGTTTTACGGATCCCTTCCGGATGTGACTATTTTCAAATATTTAATTATACATTAGCGTCTGCGTATACTGCTAATTCAGCATTCAGATGGACATGGCAATATGGTATGGGCGACAACAATGCTATTCATGAAACTAATTTAGCCGATCATTTTTTTGCTAATACTGCTGCAATAGTGGCAACCGGAGGAGCCGCGGCAAGTACACGTGGCATTACCGTATTTGATAGCACTACGCAAACACCAAGTGCAGCACGTGCAACTACAGCAACTACCCCTGCCGCCAATCCTGTTGTTTCGGCTGCGAATACAGCAAGCTTATTTATTAATGAAACTGTAATCCGTCTTTACAGTATTGCTAATACTCCTACAATATGCGGTATTGACTACACTGTTACCGCGGTAACTAATAATACAAATTTCACGCTTCCATCTCACAGGACAGCACTGCCCGCTGGCGGCGCCGGAACATATAGAATTATATCCTATACGGCTGACCCCCTTTTCTATCCTACAAATAGGACAGTTATCAATGTAGCTGTCAACGGTACACAAGCGAACATCACTACGTCTGTGCGCCATTATTATGCTGTAGGTATGAAAGTAAGGTTTAACGTCCCTGCTTCATGTGGTATGACCGAACTTAACGGACAAGTAGGAACAATTACCGCCGTAAACACAGGTGGTAACTACAATTTATTCACTGTCGATATTGATGTAAGTACCTATACTGCTTTCGAATGGCCTTTATTAGCTGACGTGCCATGCTCTTACGCAAATGTGTCGCCGGCGGGTGAAGATTCAACTTTAAATGGTGCTGCTCCGGGATACGCGAACCTGTTCTCTGACGCTGTTTATAACCAGGGATACAAAGGCGTCTTGCTTGGCGCGGGAATACCCGCAGCGGGTCCTGATCTGACTGCGTTGCGCTATTCGCCTGCCGGTAGAGATGGTGATGTTCTTTATTGGACAGCATATAAAAGTTTCAACCTTTAATCGATGAGCCCCTACGGGGGCTTTTTTTATAAAAAAGGGCAATTATGGCTACAAAAGAAATAAGTAAAGAGAACGTTAAAAAGTCTCATAATATTGAATATGCTCGCGACAAGGGAAATGAGAAAGTTCGTGGAGTATTTAAGTACTATGAACAGCCGGGACAAACTGCTCGCTTTCCGTTTAAGTTTTTCCCTCATGATCCTATTACCGTATATGAGCTTACTGATGAACATGAGTATGAGATCCCTCTCGTTCTTGCTCAGTATATTAACAACAATTGCAGATATCCTCTCCATAAGCATATTGAAATAGAGAAGGGTAAGCATGACCAGATTCTTGATAGATATATTCAACGTATGGGCTTTGTTTCAACTGAGATGTTTGATATTCCTCTTATACAGCGTCCGGGTGTCTAATGGCAACGTTAGCCGATATTAAGAGAAAGGTACGTATATTAACAAGTTCGCAGTCAACCGCGCAACTAACCGACGCTAATTTACTCGACTATATCAATACATTTACCTTGTATGATATGCCTTACAAGGACATAATTCTTAATCTTAAAAAGACGCTACGGTTCTATACGGCCCCTAATATTCCGTATTACCTTACCAGCATATTGGCAACAAAGCCGCTTTATAATCTTAAAAACAAATATATAAATATGACGGGCCCTGTTCGTATCGGTGGGAATATTGCTGAACTTGTGACGTCTCACGAGCTGTTTAGTCGCTATTATCAAGAAACTAAGTACCGTGAAACGATAGCAACGGGCAACAGCGTCGACGTTGCCTTTGCAGCCACATTATCTTATAAGCCTGTTATACAAAATACGGTTACAATCTCAAGTTACTATACCGGTCCGTTTGGTGACAGAAGAGCACTTGTTCTTTCAGATGTTCCGACAACTATAAACGGTCAGCCGTTGACCGTAGGGACTTTTATAGATCCTAATGATCCTACTGCCCGCGGTACAATAAATTACATAACGGGCCTTGTAACGCCTATTTTCACCAATCCTCCGGCAAATGTAAGCATTGAAGCGGAGTATTCAGTTGCAAGTGTAGGAATGCCTTACGTTCTTTTTCTGTTTAACGATGTTATGCACTTGAGGCCTGTACCGGATAAAACTTATTCGGTTACGATAGACGCAATTATGTCGCCTGCTGCTTTTGAAGATGACGCCGATATACCCGAACTTGAGCAATGGTGGCAATATATCGCGTATGGTACAGCTAAAAAGATACTTGAAGACCGTAAGGACTTGGAAGGTGTACAGCTTATAATGCCGGGTTTGAAAGAACAGGAAACACTTATAACCCGTAAAAAAACGCTCCAACTGTCGGAAAGTAAGAGTGTAACCGCGTATGAAACATATACACTTAAAAAAAGAGGGTGGTACTTTGATGATACTCTTTATTAAGGAAAGCTATGCCTTACTATAGAAACGTCCCGCAAGTAGGACAAAGAATAAATGCGTCACGGCCGCAGATACAGAGCAATTTTCAGGAGATCGAAACGCTTATCGGCCAAAACCACGTAACATTTAGCGGAGATGCAGCCCATCAGGGAAAACATAACCTTACTGAGTTTGTTTTAAGGGCTGATAACCCCGATCCTTCCGCCAACAACATAAACCTTTATTGCAAAAATTATGCTCCATCGGGAAGAAGTGAGCTTTACATAAAGCGTAACGGCGTAGCCTCTTTTCCTATTACCGCACGACAAAACCCTTATGTGCCGTCAAGCACGGCTGTTGCTGCAACGTATAGCTGGGTTATGCTTTCAGATACTATAATACTGGTGTACGGCCAAAACGAACTCACGGCTGCTACAAACACGCAAAATATTGTTAACATAGCTCCTGTCGCTTCTTTCAATCAGCGGCCTTACGCAGTGGTCACCCCAACAGGAACAAGCGCAGCTTTTGCTAACTATAAAAATATTTATGTAAGATTTGCAAATGCGGGGCCTTATGATCAGCTGTATGTTTACGGTGAGCAAGGAATTTTTGTTACCTGGTTCGTCATAGGTGCAATAACAGTTTAGGAAGACAATGAAGTACGACCGCTTTGCGATTGCGCCGCTCAACAGTGGCTTAGTCACCAACGTCAAACCATGGCTTGCTCCTGAAGACGCGTTTGTAACAGCTAATAACGCGTATATATATGAAGGCGTTACACGAAAGCGTTTCGGCGAACGTCCATTATATCAGGGTGTAGCTACTAATTTACAACAATATTCTACCCGTTTGATGATCTATATAGGACAACTTGACGCGACCGGTGTAACTGCTCCGCCTATAGATATACCTGGCGCAAATATAAGAGCCGGCCAAATGATAGGGGTTGTCTCACTGACAGGTGTGGTGACGACTTTCATTGCTTTAGCAGGCGGAACTTTCAAGGCGGCTAATCCTCTATATACAGGAACATATGTAGGAACTACCGTAACGCTTAATCTTTCTCCGGCCTATGCAAATGCTAATGTGTATTTCTTTCCTTGTGACCCTGTTATGGGTTTCGCTACGTATAAAATAGGCAATATAAACAGCAATCCTACGTACGCGTTTGATAAACAGTTTGCGTATCAACGCGTCGCCAATCACTGGGAAAGACTTGGGGATGGCCTTTGGACAGGCGATAATAATAATTATTTCTGGTCATATTCCTGGCATGGCGACTTTGATAATGTTGATCTTCTTTTCACTACGAACAACCATGACGGTATTAAATATTATGACGGCGTTGCCGGTACATGGACAGACCTGGGAGGCGCTGGCCTTGGAGGTCCTGTTGTTAACAGCAACACAAATACACGTCTGAAAACAGCTAAGATTATAATAGGATTCCAGGGTAGGCTTGTAGCACTTAACACCTTGGAAACAACAGGAGCCGCAGACAGTCGTTTTGTGAATAGAATGCGCTGCTCTTGGCCTAATCAGTCTCCTATAAACGTAAACGCTTGGGACGAATATGTACCGGGTAGAGGATTCAGGTTTGACGCTCCTACAAAGGAGGCTATTGTAACGGCAGGAATTATCAAAAATAGGTTGATTGTCTACTTTGAAAAATCCACCTATGAGCTTGTCTATACCAATAACGAAGTTATTCCGTTTATGTGGCAACAAATCAATTCTGAATTGGGTTGTCAGGCTACATTCTCACAGATTAACTTTGACGATGCTATGTTAGCTATTGGCGCAACCGGAATACATTCATGTAACGGGTCAAGTGTAGCCCGTATAGATGAGAAAATACACGGTGAAATAGCCCGTATTTATGGTGACCAGACAGCGTTTAATAAAACCTATGGTGTTCGTGACCTTCAAACGGAAATGATTTATTGGTCCTTTGTAGATGCTAACAATATAACCGAATATGATAATCAATATCCCAACAGAATACTGGCCTATAACTATCGTAATGGCTCTTGGTCATTCTTTGATGATTGCGTTACGGCGTTCGGGTACTTTGCCCAAACTACCAGCCTTACATGGGACACAATTACAGCAATATGGGACGACTATACAGCTTTGTGGACCGATGACGATCTGCAAAGTGCACCACAAAGAATAATAGCGGGTAACCAGCAGGGCTTTACCTTTATCATCGAAAATGATCTCGGCAAGAATTCACTGGCTTTACAAATTTCTGAAATAGACAGCGTCAATTACCGTATTACCTCCTACGCCCATAACATTAATTACGGTACCTATGTCTTAATAGAACATTGTTTAGGTCAAACATTCTTTAATGATAAAATATATCAGGTTTATCCTTTAAGTCGTGACGTCTTGCAGATAGTCTTACACCCGGATGATGTAGTACCCAATGTTGTCTATAGGGGTAACGGTACTATGACCCTAGTCTCCCGCCCTCTTATACAGACAAAAGAGTTTAACTTTTATGTCAAAAATAATGTACAGGTGGCTATATCCCGCGCGGACATACTTGTTAACCGTAGCGACGGTGGAGAACTTACCGTGCAATGCTTACCCTCCTATTCCAACCTTGATCTTGTCCAAGAAGGCTCCTATACAAACAGCAGCTTGGGTACACAGGTAGTAAGCCTTACGCCTTATGATCTTTCTCCAATGGAAACATATTCAAGAATGTTGTGGCGCAATCTCTATCTTAATACCGTAGGCCAATCTTTGCAGTTGGTTGTGACATTGTCCGACGCCCAAATGCGCGACAGGGGAAAAGCTCTTAACTTCTTTGATGTACACGCTTTTGTCTTTCAGTGTAGGCCTGTAGGGTACGACATGATAAGTTTTTAAATGAATTTGATTTAATTCTTTAAAAAAGATAGCATTAAAAACAGTAATATAATAAATTTCTAACAAAGGGGTCTTTATGTTTAAAAAGCTCTTTCTATCACTGTTTATTTTGTTATCTTTACCTGCGTTTTCTCAACCGCCGCTTGAATATCAGGTACAAACGAGGAATGGATTCAAGACGGTTCCTGTAGAAAACATAGATAAGTCTTTAAGGAAACTTAATGGAACACAAATAGAAAGCTTTCTTGAAAAAGGCGGTACGTTGCTACCTGTACACTACGAAGACGGAAGTGTAGGGATCAGGCCATTTGTTCCTTTGCGTGCCGGGGGTGTGTGGGGCGCGACTATAGGGGCATTTGTAGGGAAAGTAGCCGTTGAAGGTGGCGTGAGAGTAGTGGTTTATGGTGTCACGCGTTATGTCGGAGGTAACGAGGCTTATGAGGCTACAATGGCAACTATCGGGCCGACAGTAACAAAAGTGGCTAATAAAGTAGCAATTGGGACAGCTATGATAGGTGGGACTCTTACCGGTCCTGTTTAAGGATAAATATGTTAAAAACGTTAATTTGTGTTACGATATCTTCATTATTTTTGCTTTGGCTTGAGCTTCGTTTTCCACCTCATTCGTATATATATATAAACATTGCGGCAACATTGATTATTAATACCGCGTGTCTTATATATATGCGGCTTACGCCCTATCAACACAAGTTGACGTTTTTAACTCCAACAGGTAGGCCGGACTATTCGATAATTATTTTTTATGCCGTTACTTTAGGGATGGTCCTTAAGTCGTCTTCAAGTGTCTATGAGTTAGCAGCGCGCATATTTGCTGTTGTTCTTGTCTTAAATTGTCTTTTCACTGTACATGGATCTTAATCTTTGAACTTACCAAGGGCCTTTTGTATCATCAGTACTAAGGTTTCCAGCTTGTTTTTAACGAAAGATGTTAACGTAGGCCCATCATCTTCTTCCTTTTTTGTAAAATCGTCAAAGAGTGGGTAAATATCTTCGTCATCACGTTTTCTTATCTCTTCTCGTGTAAGCACCTTGGCGAACCTATTTTTGTACGCCTCCTTTAAAGTTTCAACACGGTTTTTTTTGAATGTTCTTACGAACGGCAAATAATACGCGGGTAGTGACGGATTTTCCTTTTTTCCTTTACGCATGGTATAGGTTATAAGGTTTTCCGTAGGGTGGTTGCCGTCAAAAAACAGAATACTTGTTTTGTTGTACATAGGTGCGAACATATTCGTAGGAAGTCGTAAGATTGTATGAAGGTTTGTTTCATTAAGGAGTCTTTTACGGATACGGGCATAGTGTCCGTTTGAAAACAATAGTGTATCGGGTACGATCACAGCTGCTTTGCTCTCTTTGCGCGTGCTATTAATAATATGGTCAAGAAAGTCTATCTCAAGTAATCCGCTATTATCTTCTGTCTTTTTATGTTTACCGAACGGTATGTTCGCAACAATATAGTCGTACGTCTTGTTATCTTTACGTAAAAGCGTGTCGCCCCGTACAATGGATGCGTTAGAAACATGTATATCATTAAGGAGAGCGTAAAGGTACAGGAGTCTATAATTTAAATCATCTATTTCACAGCCATGTAACAGACGTTCATCACAGGACGTATTTCTTTTGGCAACATATTCGTGCGCGGCGCATAAAAGTTCACCTTTTCCGCAAGCGGGATCATAGATTGTTTTACCGGGTTGAATATTCAGACAAATAGCCATCATGTAGGCAAGATTATGCGGCGTGAAGTATTGCCCTCTTTTACGGGCTCCTATTTGTGAGAATGTTTTTGTAACGTCATTATAAAAGGTATGTATAACATTCTTATCCGCAATAGGGCTTTTAAGTATTATATATTCTGCTATTTCCTTGACGGAATCGTCGCCAAGTTTGCAATGAACACCCTCCAAAAGTATTGCGTCCTGATAGTATTTAAATAACTTCTCTAAGAGACGCGCGGGATTACGGGAGCTTAAAAGATCAACAAAGAGCCCCGGGCATCCTTGAGGCATTTTTCCGCTTGGGCTTATTGATCGCTCTTCAAGAATCTTCGCAAATAACATGTAAAACAGCTGCTCACGTTTCTCGTTGTCGTTGAGGCCTGTGCGCTGCAAGGTTTCACGTATCTTTTCTATGGTTTTCATAAAACACCCTCTTTTCCCCCTTAGTGTTACAATGTCGCGCGGCAAGAGGGCTAAACCGCGCGACATGTGCCCGTA